GGGGGGGGCGGGGGCGGGGGGGCGCGGGGGGCGCGGGGGGGGCCAAACCCCCCTCGTCGAGCTTGAGGAAGCGTTCGGGCGGCTCACGCTGCTCTCGGCGGAGATGCGTCGACACAAGGGCATGGCGCACTTCGAGCTGACGTACGTCGACAAGGATAGTTTTTCAGGAGACTCGCTTGTGACGATTGACTCCATGCTGCACTACAACAAGTACAAGACGGGGGGGTACAAGGTCGAGGAACACACACAATCGCATCGACGGCATTTCAACGTATTCCGAAAGGCGGTGTTGGCATCATGAACCTCTATGACATCGACAACGCAATCCTCTCCTGCGTGGACATGGAGACGGGGGAGATCATCGATGCGGAAAAGCTCGACGAGCTAAAGATGGAGAAGGAACAGAAAATCCGCAACATTGCGTGCTGGGTCAAGGAACTGAACGCGGAGGCGGAAGCCCTGAAGAAACAGAAAGATGCGTTCGCCGCCCGCGAGAAAGCGGCAAAGAATAAGGCGGAGGGGCTGAAAGCATATCTCTCCTCCTATCTCGGCGGGAAAGAAGCAAAGGGGACGGAGTATCAAATCTCCTTCCGTGCGTCACAGGCGACGGAGATCACGGATGAGGAAGCAATCCCTCCGGAGTACCTCGTTTCGCAGCCGGACAAGATCGACAAAGATGGACTGCTCAAGGCGCTCAAGGGCGGTGCTGTCATTCCGGGGGCGCAGCTGATCGAGCGAAAGAACATCCAGATCAAATAGGAGGTGATCATATGGCAGGAAAGGCAATCTACGCCGCACTCATGGCAGTGCAGAGCGAACTCAAAGCACCCAAGGGACAAGAAAACACCTTCGGCAAGTACCGCTATCGCAGTGCGGAGGACATTCTTGAGGCGGTAAAGCCGCTGCTCAAGGAAAATGGTTTGTACCTGCGCATCTCTGACACAGTAGAGCTGATCGGCGACCGCTACTACGTCAAGGCGACGGTCACGGCGGTGGACATCGCGACGGGGGAAGCGGAGAGTGCAACGGCATACGCCCGTGAACAGACAGAGAAAAAGGGGATGGACGCGGCGCAGGTGACAGGAGCAACGTCCTCCTACGCCCGCAAATATGCCCTCAATGCGCTCTTTGGAATTGATGATACCAAGGACGCGGACACGGATGAATACGCGCGTACGGGGCAATCTGGGGCGCGTGAGGGGCAAGCGAAGGAACAGCCGCCCGCACAGGAGCAGACGTCTACGGTCAATGACACACACGCGGCAATGAAGGAACTCACGGCTGAAATGCAGCGCATCAATGCCACGAAGGAAGAAGTCGCGGGAATTTGCAGGAAGCTCTTTGGAAAAGCATCCTCGCGCGAACTCACGGCGGAGCAGCTGCGCAAGCTCACGGCGAATCTTGCGGCTGAGGTCATGGCAGGGGCGGCATGATACAGGAACGCGTTACGGGCACGGTGAGGGACATCACGGAGGATGGGACGGCGGTCATACACGCAGCCCTGCCCGACCCTCTCCGTGCCATGCTGCGGGACTACAAGGATGTTGAGATCATTCTGCCCGATGGACGGCGGATTTCCCCCGAGCAGCGGCGCAAGGTGTACGCTCTCATCGGTGAGGTTGCAGAGTACGTCGACGGCATCCGAAACGCAGGGACGGTCGAGAGTGCGAAGCGGACGCTCAAGATGGAGTTCATGCTCTCCCGCATGGAGGGGATGGAGCGCAGACTGTTCTCTCTTGCAACCTGCGATGTAACCACGGCGCGGGAGTTCATTAATTTCCTTGTGGAGTTCATCATCGAGAACGATATCCCGACGCGCGTCCCGCTGATTGAGAACTGCGAGGATATCGAGCAGTATGTGTACGCCTGTCTCATGAGCAAAAAGTGTGCGGTATGCGGGCGACACGCAGACCTGCATCACTGTGATGTTGTGGGTATGGGACGTGACCGCACGGCGATCTGTCACATCGGTATGAGGGCGCTTCCTCTTTGCAGGGAACATCACACGGAGATTCACAGCATCGGGCAGGAGGACTTTTTGCGGCGGTACGTCATCGAGCCGGTACGGATTGATGAGCGGATCGCAGATGTGTATGGTCTGCGGAAGAAGAGTAGGAGGTGATGAATATATGCTTTCGCTTACAGATCGATTCGCTTTCTTCATGCGGGAGAGTTCGGTAGAAGGAATGAACGCCGGCGAACAACTGGTTTATTTTAATCTGCTGTGGTTGAATAACGTGTTGCGCTGGAAAGAGTGGTTCACCTGTTCCGACCGCCAGTTGCAAGAGTTGACGACGATCAAAAATAAGCAAGCAATCACCAGTGCCAAAAACAGTCTGAAGCAAAAAGGCTGGATTGATTTTAAGAAAAAGGACAAGTCTACTACCCTCTACAAGATGACCTGCCCTGAATACACCGTCAAAAACAGGGCAGATGACAGGGCAGATGACAGGGCAGATGACAGGGCAGATGACAGGGCAGATGACAGGGCAGATGACAGGGCATTAAGTAGACTAGACAAGACTAGACTAGATAAGACTAAAAATGCTGCTGCAACGTGCGCACGCGAGGGAGATAGCAAACTCGGAGAAGTGGTGCGATGTTTCGAGAATAACATCCACCCCGTCGCAGGGAAGATCGAGCGGGATAGGCTCATCGACCTCACGGACGAGTACAGCCCTCTCTGGGTAAAGACCGCCATTGAAGAAGCGGCACTGTCGAACGCGCGTAATCTGCGCTATATCACGGCAATTCTTGAGCGGTGGAAGCGTGAGGGGTTCAAGGCACCTCGGAAAGGAGTGAAGAGCAGTGGAACAGGCAGGGACAATAGCCGCGCAGCTCTTGAAGCACGGTATAGCGATTTCGCCGAAGCCGACCGAAACCACGTCTATCCGTGGGAAGTACAATCTCCCGGCGGAGGAGATCGAGCGGCATCGGGATGAGATCGTTGACATCGAGCGAGCGCAAGACTTCTGTCGCGGATGCACGGGGGAGAGTTGCAAGCAACCCTCACAGGGGATGATTCCTGTGGTGGATACGTCCTATGGGCGATTCTGCCACGCTCTCAGCCCTTGTAAGCACGAGCGCAACAGGAGGGAGCGGCTGCGGATTGCACGTCTCTTTGCCTCGGCACGGATTCCGCGCACCTACGAGGGGGATACGTTCGCGGACTACACCGTGACGGACGGCAATCGCCACGCGGTGGAATCGGCGCGCTGGATGCTGGACGGCGGCAGCGGAGTGTTTCTTTACGGGGAGAAGGGGACGGGAAAGACCAAGCTCGCGGCAATCATCGCAAATGAGCGGGCAAGAGCCGGAAAACCTGTGCTCTTTGCCTCCGTGCCTGACCTGATGGCCGACATCCGTGCATCATTCGACGGCGGCAAGACGGCGGAGACGGTGCAGGCGGTCAAGGAGACACTGTTCTTGGTGCTGGACGATCTGGGCAGTGAAAAAATGAGCGAGTGGGTCGGGGAGCAGCTCTTTTGCATTGTCAATCACAGGTACAACGAGATGCTTCCGACGGTCGTCACGAGCAACTACAACCCGACGCAGATCATTCGCCGCATGGCAACAGTGGATAGAGGCGGCAACGTGATTGACGATATGCAGGGGCAACGGATTATGTCGCGCATCTACGGGATGTGCGAGCGGGTAGAGATCAAGGGCGCCGACTGGCGCATGAAAGGAGCGTGCTGAGATGGATTTGAAGTGGATAAGGCAGATAGCAGAAAGAATAAATGAACTGGAAGAGGAGAATAAGCGCTTGAAAGGCTTGTTGGAAGAGCAAGATAACAAGCAGGTGCTCAATATGACAAAGCCGCAGCCGTGCACGAAATTTCGCGAGGCGGAACGGATGGAATGGATTGCCAAGCTTGTTGAAGAGACACATGAGGTTGTGCAGGAGGTGCAGATCGTTGCGCAGCTTGAGAAAACGGACGAAGAAGCGCTGAGCACCGTCCTTTGGGAAGCTAGGAAACGCCTTGCGATGGAGTTGACGGACGTAAAAACCCTTTGCGAATCGTGGCTTTATGCGGAAGGATGGGACGAGGAAGAGCGTGACGAGTTGCAGAGGATCGTGAACGAGAAGAACAAGGAACGCGGGTACTTCTGAGGAGGCGGCGAGATGGAACAGCCGACAAAAGGGCGGCTTGAATACGCAAAAATACTCCTGCGTGAACTCGGGTATGACGTTGACGATTATCCGCTCCTAGACATGGATAGTGCAGAGGTATCGGAGCTAATTGACGAACTGAGAGAAGAACTATACGGATGAGGTGCAGTCATGGACGAGTACACGCCTTGCAAGAAACCCGACCCGACGGCGCGGGAAGCAATCGGGAATGTGATGCGTATCCTGCGTACACATCGCAAGAAGCCGAACAAGTACAACGCTCGCAAGACGGTCATGTGCGGGCATACGTTTGACAGCAAGCGAGAGGCAGATTACTACTTGGAGCTTCTGGCACGCAAACAGGCGGGCGAGATCGTACGCATCGGCTTCCAGCCGCAGTACACACTTCTTGAGGGCTTCAAGGACAACACGGGGAAGAATCAGAAGCCGATCACCTACACAGCAGACTTCTTTGTCACCTATGCCGATGGGCGGCATGAGGTGATCGAGGTCAAGGGGATGCGCACGCGGGACTACCTGCTGCGCAAGAAGTTGTTCCTCCACATGATAAGGAAGACGGATATTATCTTTCGGGAGGTAAAGTAATGACGCTCGGAAGTCTCTTTGACGGGATCGGCGGGTGGCTTTTGGCAGCACGTCATGCGGGCGTTACACCTCTATGGGCAAGCGAGATTGAGCCGTTCCCATGCTCGGTGACGGCGCGGCATTTTCCCGACGTGAAGCAACTCGGGGATATCACGAAGATCAACCCGGACGAGATCGAACCCGTGGATATCATCTGCGCGGGTAGCCCGTGTCAGGATCTATCGATCGCCGGAAAAAGAAAGGGACTAGATGGTGAACGCAGTGGCTTATTCCGCACAGCAGTTGACATTGTTCGACGAATGCGGGAGCGTACCGCAGGGAAGTACCCGAGGTTCTTTGTGTGGGAGAACGTCCCCGGTGCTTTTTCATCCAACCGAGGGATGGAGTTTC